CGATTGTCAGTGCTACTCAAACTACTCGTGCTGGTTTTGGGTCTAGTGATCCTGACCTCACTGACACTTCAGAATCCTTTGGACTCCCTGCTACTGCTGACCTTATGTTCGCTCTCATTTCTAGCGAGGAATTGGAATCCCAAGGACGTATAATGGTCAAGCAATTGAAGAATAGATACAATGATCCTACCAGTAACAAAAAGTTTATGGTGGGTATTGACAGATCTAAGATGAGGTTGTATGATGTTGCTGATAGTACATCTGTAATGGATGTAGAGGAGGAAGAGATGCCTCAGTTCTCTGAAAGTAAAAACCGATTATCTAAATTCGCTGAGTGGAATGTATAACTATGACTGTAGACTTTAAAAAATATGAGCACTTTGTAGATGCTGTCACATCCGATTGTTCTAAAGATTTTATCTCTCTTGCTGATCGTATGGGTGCGCTTGACCGAGAAGGTGCAAATATTGAACGTCTTGCCACTGCTGGCATTGGGCTTGCTGCTGAGTCTGGTGAGTTTCTGGAAATTGTTAAGAAGATGGTCTTTCAAGGTAAACCTTGGAATGATGACAATAGAGAGCATCTTATTATTGAGTTGGGTGATACTATGTGGTATGTAATGCAAGCTTGCATGGCATTAGATGTAGATATCAATGATGTTGTTAGACGTAATGTTTCTAAACTAGAGAAGCGTTACCCTAGTGGTTCATTTGATGTAGAGAAATCAGAACATCGTAGAGCAGGTGACCGATGAGTAATGTAATCCCTGCTTTTGCTACACCAGTTTATATGGGAATGGTTAGAGGATCTACTTTTGATAATGTGCAGAAAGAAATAGAAGATTCTTTGCCTAAAGTAGACTTTAAATATAATGATAATTTTGGAGAGACTCATTATCTTTCTGACCCTACATTTAGGGAAAATTATTTTGGAAAGCATTCTTTGAAAAATTTAAAGTCTGCTATAGATGATCATATCCACAAATATATGGATATTATTGGGTATACAAATGATTTGAAATATCATATTGATAGTTCTTGGGTTGCCTTATTCAAACCAGGTCACTATGGACACATTCATGATCATGGATCGGTTGATATATCTGGAGTATACTACCATAAAACAAATGGTAAGGATGGTAAGATTTTCTTTGAGTCTCCTAATACTAACCTAGCAAGTTCTGTAGTATTCAATCATTTATCAAATAGTATGACAGCTGATCCAGAGGAAGGAAAGATAATTCTTTTTCCTGGTTGGTTTAAACATGGTATTAAGAGAAATAATTCAGATGAAACTAGAATAAGTTTATCATTCAACATATACATTGATAATGTACGAGGTGATGATATAAATCCTTGGCAAGATGTAACAAACACTACTGACTATGGAGCTCATGACTGATAATGATATTAAGATGTGTGCTACTTCATTACCATATACACATGGTACTTTATCTGTAGTAGTTCCAATGGCACATATGAAAGACATCGTAAAACAAATATGGAAATCTCGTGGTACTGAACCTAGAATGGGAGAGCTATATGAGATATACAAACCTTTAGTGTTTGAAGATCTGGATAAATAAAGAGAATATACTCTTCATAAGTTGTGTCTTTAGTAGATTGGAGAAAACTAGGAAATTACAGACCAGATGGAGACATGTATCTAATGAATGTCTTCACTGCTATAATGACTTCTACTCCTATAGATATGGAAAAGGGTAAAGCAGTATTGTTTGCTGACCTTAAAGAATTTAAAGACCTGACTGATGACATGGAGAAGGTCTTTAATGATGAAATGGTTTTTGATGATCCTGGTAATAAAAATGGATTTAAACAAAAGTATTCTGGTAAGAAATGTCTTAGGGCAATCTATATTAGCAATCAAACTGAAGATAAGTTAGGATTAACTAAGTTAATAAAGACTGCTGATTTTGGTGGTGCTGGAGGAGGATCTGGTGCTGGATCAAAAGCAACAGAGATGTTTGAGAGTGCTGCTTGTTGGGTAACAGCAGTACGTTTTAGTATGGGTAATCAAAATATAGGAAAGGATTGGGGATGTAGTAATTGTGCATTTAGAGAAGTAGAAGATCGTGTTAATACTACTGCTACGATGGAAGAAGTATGTACTTTTTTACAGAGAAATCCTAAGTGGTTAGATACTTCAATTGCTACTGCTAACACTTTGTATAATGAGTACAAGGGTGGAGATTATTATTTCTATAGAGGTAAGGGAATAGTAGAGGGCATTGAAGATCATTTTAAAACTGTTAACAGAACAACTAATAAAGATCCAGAAGATAGTGGGTTTTCAAATATAAACAAATGGACACCTGCCGACATTTATCTTTGTGATAAATTGTCAGAAACATCAATGTTGAATACTTTGAAAGAGCAAAAAAGGTTTGGTACTCTTAATACAACTATGGAAAGGTTCCTTGATAAAGGTGATTTGGTTGGAGTATCATTGAAGTCATTGAAACCAGGTTCTACTGGTAGATTAAAATCTTTTAATAAAACTGGTGCTATTAAGGAAAGAAAAACTTTTAGACGTGCTGGTGTGAAGGATGGTGCTAAAAGTTTATTGAGTTCTATGGATGTTTATTTGTTTGGAGAGTTTGAAATACAGTTTCGTGCTACTGATACTGCTGGTAAAACATGGCAAGGTGAAATTCTAGGCACAGAAGCTAAGCATGGTAAGTTGGGTGGTGGTGTTATGGATGCTATTCTTAAGAAGGTATATAATAAAGGATTGTTTGCTGCTACTGGATACTCAGATACTAAATCCATTGCTGCTGCTTCTAAACTTGATAACAAGAGAGAAGAAATGGCAGAAGAAATTAGTAGGATAGCAAAAGAACATAGTATAGGTCCAGATTCTGATGATGTGACAGTATCACAAATTAAAAATCAAGGAGCAAAGTGGGTATTCTCTAAGTTTCTTGGTATGACATTAGTTGATATGGTTTATTCAAAACAAAATAAACGAAATGATCTAATGACTGATGTGTATTTGTATGCTTCTTCTCAGTCTGATAACTCTGCTCCATACATGAAGATATCCTGATGGCTAATGTAACTCAACTAAAACACTTAGAACATCTGGAAGATGAGATGCTCAACTATGGAGTTGATGGATGTAAGGCTGCTGTTAGTTTCTTGATGGAACTAAGAAAGATGCTTGGTTGTGACAACAGCAGTGGTTTTATGCAGACTAAATGGGACGGTGCTCCTTCTTTAGTTTGTGGTAAGGATCCTAAGAATGGTTTATTCTTTGTTGGAACCAAGGCAGTATTTAATAAAGATCCTAAACTATGCTATTCTCCAAATCAAATTGATACATGGTATGGTGATAGACCAGATCTTGCAACAAAATTGAAACTAGCTTTAGAACATTTTAAAGCATTGGGTATTGATGGTATATTACAGGGAGATCTCCTCTTTACTACAGGAGATCTAAAATCTGAAATGGTTCATGGAGAAAAGTTGTATACTTTTAGACCCAATACTATTACATATGGTGTACCTGTAGATCATGAAATAGGTAAGAGAGCAAAAGCAGCAAAGATTGGTATAGTATTTCATACACATTACAGAGGTCAGGACACTAGAGACAATGATCAACCAGAGTTGTTGGAGAATATGACTGCTAGAGCAGGTATTGGTGGTATTAAATTTACTAACAATCCTAATGTATTCATTGTAGATAATGATACTCCTATGGATAAGGTTGGGTTAAATCATACAGAAGAGAGAACCTTTGATACTCATGTAGCATCCATTGAAAGGAAATGTAAAACTTGTGGTGATTTTCTTGATGAGTTAGTTACTAATACTGGCAGTACAGGAGATCAAAAGTGGCATGTTGCTTCTTACCTAAAACAATTTTTTAATGCTGAGATTAGAGAACGCCGTAATATTGTTGATGTAGACAAAGCATTTGAAGGATTGTATAATTTTTATTATGATAAGACTACGGCTATGCTTGATAAACTTAAGACACCTGCAACCAAAGCACAGAAGAGTAAGTTGGTTCATAACAGTCAGAATTATCTTAGAGATAATCAATATAAGTTCAAGTCAATGCTTGATTTATATAAGGAACTTCAAGAGATAAAACAATTTGTTATTAATAAACTTGATCATTTAGAAAGTTTTAGAACATATGTTCAGACTGAAAATGGATATAAGGTTACAGGACCAGAGGGTTATGTTCTACATAAAGATGGAGACATGATCAAGTTTGTTAATCGTCTTGAGTTTGCCTTCAATAACTTTACCCTACAGAAACAATGGCGTTAAAGGGAAAGAGATGTTATTTTACATTTGGTAGGTTTCAACCACCAACCACAGGACACAAAGACAACTTTGCTGGTGTCAAACGTACTGCTGGTGGTGAAGACTATCGTATTTACATTTCACAAACTGTAGATAAGAAAGGGAAGAACCCACTTCCACCTGATAGAAAGTTGTATTGGATAACTAAAATGTTTCCAGAACATAAAGGTAAATTCTATAGTGGTCCTAGGGAACCTGTTGCTATCATGCAAGACCTAATGATGGGTGGATATGATGAAGCAGTCTTTCTTGTAGGGTCTGATAGGGTTGCTGCGATGCAGTTTCTTCATAAATATAATGGCAATGATAAAGATTTTTCATTTCGTGTTCTAGAAATTATATCTTCTGGTAGTAGAGATGCAGATGGTGATACATTTGCTATATCTGGTACAAAAATGAGAAGAGCAGCACATGCTCGTGATTTCAAAGCGTTTCGTGCTGGTATTCCTAAAACTTTAAATGATAAAGAATGTAATAATATGATGTTAGAGATAGCAGCAAATTTACCAGCGAATTTTAAATGAAAACACTACAAGAATTTCAAGAATCTGCTTGGCAGCGTAAGGAAGGTAAGAATAAATCTGGTGGTCTGAATGAAAAGGGTCGCAAATCTTACGAACGTGAAAATCCTGGCAGTGATTTAAAGAGACCACAACCTGAGGGTGGTCCGAGAAAGAAATCCTTTTGTGCTCGTATGAGTGGTGTAAAAGGACCAATGAAGAAAGATGGTAAACCAACTCGTAAGGCATTAGCACTACGGAAGTGGAAGTGTTGAATGAAAGACTTTAAGAAGTTACGTGAGCAAGCATTACGACAGAATTATAGGAAGAAAAAGGTATTTGTTGAAGGTGATGTGGTAATGAATGCTGTTACAGGACAGAAAGGAACCATCCATAGGTCAGGAGTGAACTATGTTATCTGTGTTACAGAGGGTGGAGAGATGTTTCGTGCGTGGGTAAAAGATATTAGAGATATAAATAAACCATAGAGAACTGTCAAAAATATAACATGGATAAACAGAGAACCGTAAATACTGTTACTGCTAACGATTCATTTTCATCAGGACTGATGGAAGCATATGGTCGTTGGATGGGAGGCGATACATTTCAGGACAGTACTATCAAGGAGGAAGAGATTCCTACTGGTCAGAAGCAAGGTGGTGGAACAGGTGCATCATTCACAGCTCTTGGAGGAGAACTTCCTGCAATAGAGTTTGATTCATCAACAGGACTACCTACTATACC